GGAATAGTTATTACTGTATTGGTTTATGTTATATGTCTTTGAATAAGCCGATGGAGGCGGTCAATAGTTGGTTGGATGCTTTACAAGTGTGTGACCGTAGGATAGAAAATTTGTATGAAATTGTGAAATATTATCGAGAACAAGGGAAAAATTCTCTGGCGTATAGTTTTTATGTAATGGCCGATGAAATTCGTCAAAAGTATCCAGCAAATCCCAATTTCTTATTTTTACACAAAGACGTGTATGACTTCAAGTTGGATTACGAATTATCAATAGTGGGTTTTTACTCGAACTATAAGAATTATAACATAATATATGTGTGTATGAAAGTTCTCCAACATAGTAATGATGGGAATATCATACAAAATGTATTGTCCAATTTCAAATTTTACGTGGAAAATATATGTAAATACGATATATTACCGGTTCAGTTCAAGAATGTATTTGAAAGTATCATTGTAAAAGATGAGAGTGGAGAACTTGTTTCGAGCACCCCTTCATTATATTTATCCAACAAGGACCTTTTAGTGAATGTCCGATATGTAAATTATCGTATAGATGAAAATGGAAATTACATAAACAAAGACAAGGTGACGACAGTGAATCGATTATCGGTGATTGATATTCATAGGAAGAAGGTAAAAAGCACAAGAATGCTGGATTATGACACAAAACTGGATAATTATTATGTAGGAATAGAAGACGTTAGACTGTTTGAAACAAACAGCGGAAAACTTATGTATAATGGAAATCGTGGACTAGAACAAGGAATTATGGCAATAGAACTAGGCAAAATCCACGAAGACAAAAAAATAGAATACGAGTTATTGTCTATAGACGATCAACGACAAATTGAGAAAAACTGGGTGGTTATTCCGAATAAGTCGCAAAAAAATGAATTAACAATGATATACAATTGGAGTCCATTACGTATTGGAACAATAGAAGGAAACCAATTCAATACCACACATTTATTCGAAAATGTTCCGAGCTTCTTTTATCATTTACGCGGTTCAACAAATGGTATACGAATACAAGACGAAATATGGTTGATTTGCCACACAGTAAGTTATGAAGACCGACGTAATTATTATCATATAATAGTAGTGTTGGACGCAAACACATATGAGTTGAAGAAATACAGTCCATATTTCACTTTTGAGGGTGGTAAAGTGGAGTATACGCTAGGAATGGTTTATTTAAAAATCACACACGAATTATTGATAGGATATAGTGTGTATGATAACACAACAAAGTTTATGAAAATTAGTAAAAATTATTTTGAAGAGAGGTTCATAATTCCATGATGATAAACCCATAATAAATATTGTCAGTATATATACAACAAAATATGAAGATAAATATTTTAAAGAATTTCAGTTTAGACAAAGTGAAAACAATGGGATTAGCCGCGGGGGCGTTCGGATTTTTTTTCTTAATAATGTTGTTTTCGATCAGGGCATATCCAACAATAAAACCATCGCAAATATCGACGTTTAAGATGACAAATTTCTTCATATTATTTCCATTGATGTTGGCTGGTGTGATGTTTTTACTCTTTATTTATAACAATAAAAAGATGTTTAAAGATGGTGAAACGAAGACGCGTTTTATGTATGCTATTGGTGTAATATTAGCATTGTTTATATTTTTCTCCAATTTACGTTATTATTTGATATTGATTACAATTATGGTGTTGGTATTTTTGGTATATGCGATTTATGTGATATTTGGAACAGTCATTGGAGAAGGAATGAATAAAGTGTATGAATTGGCGTCAAAAATGACAGAGAGTGGCGAGAAACAAACAAACGATGAACAAAGTTAGGCATCGTCATCAGCAGCAGTATTCAGAGGAGAAGGAGGATTTATTATGTGTAGTGCTTTTCCTTTACACGCACCATACGTAATACGATGCCATTGAGAGATTCCGTGTGTATGTATACCTTCCAAGTGTTTTTGAGTTCCATATCCCATATTGGTATTAATGCTGTATTTTGTAACAAGTTCGGGGTAAGTTTCACATAGATTTCGAATATATTCATCTCTAGAATATTTGGCTAAAATGGACGCAGCCGCAATTGACATATAGGTGTCATCACCTTTTTCGACGGTTTCATATGGGATAGTGACAAAATCTTGTAGAGTTCCATCGAAGTAAACATATGGTTGAAAATCATTACCATCGACAAGAATATATTTTTTCGAATGATTAATGTTTTCATTTTTACAGATTTCTTTGATAGATTGATGCATACCTTTAAAGACGGCTTGTCTGATATTTATTTTGTCAATAACATCGTGTTCTATGTGTTGTATTGAATACGATATACAATTATTTATGATGTATTCATAGCATTCTTTCATTTTTTTGATAGATTTGATTTTCTTGCTGTCTTTGATGTCTTTATGGAAGAACGAACCATCTTTGGGTATAACCACCGCGGCTACATACAATCGACCAAACATAGGTCCTCGTCCAGCTTCGTCAATTCCAATTTCGTAGTCATTAGTTTCGTCTTTAAACATTTGTAAATAGGCCATATTTAGATAGTATATATTGTGTATGATAAAAAGACTCAGCGACAAATCAATTTTTTTATCAACATAATATAATTATACCAGTAATGAAATACAAATATTATGTAATTATATTTTGGTTATTGTTTTTAATAGGAACTTTGTATTTTTTCTATAAATTAGGTGAAGTTTATAAAGAAGGATGGAGACGAAGGCGACGAAGAAGATGTGATAGGCGTTGTCGTCACAATAGATGGAAAGCACAACAGAGACGTATCCAAGCAGAGCGTCGGCGTAGAGAAGTAGCTCGGCGTAGAGAAGAAGAACGCCGTCGTAGAGAAGAAAGAGAACGTCGCATTCGTGCTGCACAAGAAGCGGAACGTCGTCGTAGAGAAGAAGAACGTCGTCGTAGAGAAGCTGCCGCAAGACTCGCACGGTTGAGAGATGAGCGATTACAAAAGTATATAGATATGTTTATGAAGACTTTTGGTTTGAAGAATACAAAATACAAGACACAAAATGAAATGGCGAATTTTTTCAGAAGTGACGAAGGTTTAGGAAATACCGTATATTACGAGGATCCGAAGAATAATATCAAAAACACTTTAGAATTCAACAAAGATTTGTTTATGTCATTTTTCACCACGATTCGTAATACAGATTATGATTATGACATAGATTTGATGAAATTTAAGATAAACATTCCAAATCAATTTAGACAACGTTGTGTAGGATTTAATGGAATTTATTATTGTGCGAAACAAAGTATATTTCCCTCGAATTATGTTCCGAGTGATGAGGCAACAATAACAATACAATCCAAAAAATCGGCTTACAAAGGTAAATGGAAATTACATGGAACACAAAAACCATTTTTAGGTCAAATAGTGAAAAGTATATATTTATCGTATTTTCCTTGTAATATAAACAACAATTTGTATTATTTCAAACAAGAGTCTACATAAATTTGTAAGATATATATATAATGAAATCCGCAAACAAGTATTTACTTCTTTTAGTGGCCATATTGGTTCTTTCTTTGGGAATTGGAATTTACTTCAAGTTTTCACCAAAGGCACTTGAAGCCATGACAACCATGCCTACTTCTGCTCCTGAAGTCAGTGCTCCTACACAAGCCGCAGTCGCTACTGAGTTGCCTTCATTGAAGACACTTCCTACAGTAACTCCTTTGCCTCTTTTGAAAGAGCCATCGGCCACATCTGCTCCATCCGATATGTTGAGTAGCTCATCGGACCTTTTGGTTCCATCCGGTTTGAATTTTTCCGAACTTTAATATTTTAGGAATTTGATAGAATGTTTATATAAATGAATTGGTTTATATAAATATATTTTCGATACATAGATTATACGATGAAGTTAAAGATAACACCACTAATATTATTTTTGATTTTGTTAGCTGTTTTGATAATATCGATGTTATTGGGAAATACAATAAAAAGTATGATGCGTCGAGAACCATTTGTTAACTTCAATCAATCGAACGCATCCAATTATGGAAATTCGATTCACATTCCTCAATATTCTACGGATGATAATAGAAAGGCAATATCGTTGTATGACAACTTGTATTTCGATAATGTCAATGGTAATTTGTTGGAAGTCGACGGTTTAGCCTGTAACAAAGGAAACTCTATTTCGGGAAATACTAGTTGTATCGATAATTATGGAACATCTATTACAAACATTTACGTAACAACACGTGATGCTATTCATACAAATTTGTATCGCACACAATATAAGGAAGACGGTTCGGTGTTGCCATTTAACACAGTAGAAAGTCAAAACACAACATTGGTTCCAACTATTAGTGAATATGCCTATACTACTCGTTGTGAAACCACTGACACATATCAGGTGTTTTATATTGCGATTAACTCCAACACATTTATTCATATTATGGACATAGATAAGTCGGCTTATCCTGAGGCCGGTGCTAATGTGGTGACATATGCTTTATCTCAAGATGGTATTGTCGGAACTCCTAAGAATTACAATTATTCGATAGAAAATGTTCCAAAATATAGTTCAAACCCCGCAAAGAGTAATTCGGATATGAATAATGGTTCTCTGATTTCGGACCCTAATTACATGAGTGGAAGCAATGCTGGTCAAATATTCCAGTTGACACCTTTTGTAAGATATGATATCAAGAATGGATATGTATTGGTAACACATAGTAATGGTGTAGGATATGATGTGTATGATAGATCGACAGGAGCGATTGTTCCCGGAAATGCCGGTCCAAAGGAAGCTTTAGAGTCTTTGTCTTCATTGACATCTATGGCGATTAATGATGGAAATAATGGTATGGTGTTGGTAGCTTCTATTGGATTGAATACATCGATTTGTTTGATTGTAGGAGATGCCGCAGAAGGTTCATACAAAATATCGGAGTGTTATAGTTTCGATGAAGCCGGTCCATTGAAGCCATCTGATGGTTTGAAGGCTGGCTCAACCAATACTTGGGCTGATTCGAGCAGTAGCTCTACTACAACTACTACCGCACCAACTTCATCTGCTTCGGACGTGAATACAGCGAATCAACCAACAGGACAACTTCCATCATTTTGTGGCGACGATATTTCCTGTAAATGGTTCTGGTATTTCAATACAATGGGTCAAGGAAATTCTTTCAACAAAAATGGAATTGTTAGTAATGACCATATGTTGAAGACTCAATTTGTTCCTTCATTTTGCCCTCAATGTCCTAAAGATGGTGTATGCACCAATTGTGGCGGAAATGGTGGTAATGGAACATATGGTTTAGGAAAGGAAGGTGCCGCAGCAGCTGGTTTAATAGAAGAAGGTGTTGGAGGAGCCACTAATTTGGCAAAGGAAGGTGTTGGAGGAGCCACTAATTTGGCAAAGGAAGGCGTTGGAGGAGCCACTAATTTGGCAAAGGAAGGAGTTGGAGGAGCCACTAATTTGGCAAAGGAAGGCGTTGGAGGAGCCGCCAATTTGGCAAAGGAAGGTGTTGGAGGAGCCGCCAATTTGGCTCGTGATGGCGTCGGTGGAGCAGTGGGATTAGGTAAAGAAGCTGTGGGCGGAGCAGTGGGATTAGGTAAAGAAGCCGTGGGAGGAGCAGTGGGATTAGGTAAAGAAGCCGTAGGGGGTGCTGTAGGTTTGGCGAAAGACCTTATTGGTGGTGTTGTAGGATTGGGACGTGACGCTGCTGGTGGAATTGTAGGATTAGGTCAAGACGCAGCAAGTGGTGTTGTAGGATTGGGGCGTGACGCAGCTGGTGGAATGGGACAGCAAATGTCGAGTGGAGTGCCATACAAAACGGGAAAAGTAGACAATTATTCTCGTTATGGTGCCTTACCATCAAAGGCCGGAAATTATATTCCATTGACAGCAGATTTCAGTAAATTCGGTCGTTAGAAATAATATATATTTTATGAATACAAATGTATATATAGAATATATAACAATCATATATGTCTTACCCAAATATTAATTTTAGAAACAATGCAGGCACATATATTGGTCCAACGGGTTACACTGGTTATACGGGGTATACAGGACATACTGGTGCTTTTGTCATTGGTCCAACTGGTTATACCGGTTATACTGGTCCAACTGGTGTAAGAGGTCACACAGGAACAACCGGTCCATTAGGAACAGGTCCTACAGGAAATACTGGTCCAACTGGTGAAAAAGGCGACACAGGTCCAACGGGTCCCAATGTATGGAAAACATTAATTGATAATAGAATATATTATGATTTGAATCATGTCGGAATCAATCAGCCACAGCCCCAACAACATTTGGATATATTGGGGACAGTCCGATTGACCCGAGAAGATAAACCGGCTATGATTATGATGAATGGTCTATATGAAAATATTGGCATCGGAGAAAATTATTATGATATATCTGGTGCTGGAAACAATGTAGCATACGGATTAAATTGTTTGAATTTCATAGAAGACGGTTCATTCAATACAGCTATTGGCCATAATTCGCTTATGTCTTCATTAGTGACGTCATACACGAGTGCTTTTGGATATAATAGCGGTTCTCAAGACATAAGTGGAACTTATAATACTTATTTGGGTGCTTATAGTGATATATCTATGAACGAGCCATTACATTATTCTACGGCACTCGGTTATGGTGCTATTATTGACGACTCTCATCAAGTCGTTTTGGGAACAAGCGGTGAATATATTGATATTCCGAGCACTTATGTATGTGATTCCATTACAAATGGTGGATTACGAGTTAAAGGTGGTGCGGGTATAATAGGAAATGTATTTGTAGGAGGAAACGTTGAGATAAAGTCGAATATGATATGTGAAGATGTGATATATGTCAATGGTGTGGGGCCATCGATATTCCAAGGAAATGTGGCGATTGATGGGTTGACGCAAACTAGCATTGCGGGTCAAACAAAATTGACATTAGAGGAAGATTCATATAATACAACAACTGGTGGATTATTGGTGAATGGTGGTGTTGGAGTAGATGGTAATATTTATATGGGCGGTAATTTGTATGTTATTGGTAATATATTTGTAGAAGGGACTCAACAAACGGCCATCGCAGGTCAAACAAATATATTTAATACAGTAGACTCCACAAATAAAGACACAGGGGCGTTAATTGTGGCAGGTGGCGTAGGAATTCAAGGTCAAATATTCACAGGAAATAATTTGACGATTGACGGAAATGCTTGGATAAAAGGCACTGGAGAGTCTAGGGTTGATGGTCCAACACGTTTGTATGACTCATCTCAGGCATATTATTTGGGACAAGGTTGTTTGGTTGGTTATGGTGGTGCTAGTTTTTATAAAAATTTAGAAACTGGTGAGAATTTCCGTGCTGGTGGAAATATATACATAGCTGGAACTCAACAATCTTCAATCGCTGGTCAAACATATATTACTGACACCAAAGAGTCATATTCGACGACGACGGGGGCCTTATTAGTGGCCGGCGGAGCCGGCCTTGAAGGAAATATTTATATGGGTGGAAACCTCCATATGGCCGGTAATTTATTTGTAGGAGGAACCGAACAAACTGCTATTGCTGGTCAAACATATATTACTGATTCTAAAGAGTCATATGACACCGTCAGTGGAGCACTTATGGTCGCCGGCGGAGCCGGCGTTGTGGGAAATATTTATATGGGTGGAAACCTCCATATGGCCGGTAATTTATTTGTTGAAGGTTTGGAGCAAACTGCCATCGCCGGTCAAACAAATATTACCGACACTAAAGAATCATATTCAACAGACACTGGAGCACTCATCGTTTCCGGTGGCGTTGGAGTTGTTGGAAATATATTTATGTCTGGAAACTTGGACGCTGTTGGGGAGGTAGATATTAGTGGAATAACAACCGTTCATAATATTACACAATCCACAAACATCGATGATGGTGCTTTTGTGGTGAAAGGAGGTGTAGGAATAGCGAAAGACGTATATATTGGTGGTGATTTAGAGACAATTGGAAATTTATTTGTAGGAGGCACTGATCAAACTGCCATCGCTGGTCAAACATATATTACTGACGATAAAGAATCGCACTCTACAACTTCAGGAGCCTTAATGGTCGCCGGCGGAGCCGGCGTGGGAGGTAACATTTATATGAGCGGCAACTTATTTATGGACGGTAATTTATTTGTAGGAGGAACAGAGCAAACTGCCATTGCTGGTCAAACATATATTACTGACGATAAAGAATCGTATTCCACCACTTCGGGAGCTTTAATGGTCGCCGGCGGAGCCGGCGTGGGAGGAAATATCTATATGAGCGGCAACTTATTTATGGACGGCAATTTATTTGTAGGAGGAACAGAGCAAACTGCCATTGCTGGTCAAACATATATTACTGATGATAAGGAGTCGTATTCCACTACTTCAGGAGCCTTAATGGTCGCCGGCGGAGCCGGTGTGGAAGGTAACATTTATATGAGCGGCAACTTATTTATGGACGGCAATTTATTTGTAGGAGGAACAGAGCAAACTGCCATTGCTGGTCAAAC